CCAGCGTCATGGCGAGCGTTTGGGCAATCACGGTGGCGGTTGCGACGCCTGCGACGTCCATGCTGAAACAAATCACGAAAATCAAATTCAAAATGACATTTGTAACGCCAGCCGCAATCAAAAACATCAGCGGTTTTTTGGTTTCTCCGTTCGCATACAAAATCGCCGCGCCGAAGTTATAAATCGCTGTCGGAATCATGCCGAAGAAGTAAATTTTAGTGTAAAGCACGGAAAGCGGCAAAACGCTTTCCGGCGTTTGCATCAGCACCAGAATTCGCGCGGAAAAAACAACTCCGACGGATGCCGAAAAAATTCCCGCCAGCACGCCCAAAGCCAGCGAGGTATGAACGACGCGGCGCAGGCGTTTGTAGTTTTTCGCGCCCAGGCAGCGGGATGCCAAAACGTTCGTGCCGATGCTCATTCCGATAAAAAAGTTTGTCAGCAAGCTGACCAAAGCCACCGTCGACCCGACCGCCGCCAAAGAATGCGTCGACCCGAAATTGCCCAAAACGGCAATGTCGGACGCGTTGAACAGCAGCTGCAAAATGCTTGCCGCCATCAAAGGAATGGCGAAGCGCAACATTGACGGCAACAGCGCGCCGTCCGTCATATCGATTTCGGATTTGGTCATAGGCATCTCCTTTGCGCGGGAATATAATCCCAAAAACAAAAAATGTATAAAGTTTTTTGTAAGGAAACGCCCCGAACTTTCGTTATAATCGTATATCGGTTTCAAACAACGGAGGATAACGATGAACAATTCCGTAAAACAAACAATGCTTGCCGCAAGCTTGGCGGTGTTTCTTTGCACGGGCTTCGGCGCGGACAACGGCGGACGAAAAATGTTCAGACGCAGTACAACCGTTGAAAAAGAACGTCCTCAGCTGAATAACGAAACAAAAAGGCTGATTGCCGCTTACCGTCAAAATCCGACCGAGGAAAACAAAGCCGCTTTGCGCCGTCAGGTCGAAGCCAACTACGACAAAGTCATCGCCCGCAAACAAGCCAAATTGGAAGAGTTGAAACAAACCGCGAAACACGAATCCAAAATTCGGGAAATGCAGGAAATCGTCGATGAAGTGATTCGCGACAGGGACAACCGCATCGAACAAAGCATGCGCCGTTTTACCGATCCTCGTCTGCGTCCCGGCGCGCGTCAAGCCAAAGGCGGCTTTCTGCCCGTATTGGGGGCGGCGGGAAATGTGGAAATCGCTTACACGCCCGTAACCAACCGCGATTATGACGAGTTTTTGAAGCAAAACGGCAGAACTCCGACGAACGCCGCTCCGAAAAATCCCGCCGTCAATGTTTCTTACAACGATGCGGCGGCTTATGCCCGCTGGCTGTCGGACAGGGACGGCGTCAACTACCGTTTGCCGACGGAAACGGAATGGGAATACGCGGCGGGACACATGCCCAAAGACGCCGATTTCAACAACGGCGTTTCAACCTCGACAACGCCTGTCAACGCTTACAAACAAACCTTGTCCGCCAGCGGAGCGATTGACATGTGGGGCAACTGCTGGGAATGGACGGCAACTCCGAAAAACGGCGGCTATGCCGTCAAAGGAGGCGCGTTTGATTCGCCGCGGATGAAATGCCGCACGGAAACCCGCGACGAAACCCGCAATGGCGCGACGGGCTATGCGAATGTGTGCTTCCGTCTGGTGCGTGAAAAATGAAAAGGAGAAAAATCATGAATAAAATATTTGTTGCTTTGTTGGTTTTGTTTTTCGTCGGATTCGGAACGCCCGTTTGTGCGGAAGAAAGCACAAACACCGAAACTGCGACTGAAAATCCGGAAGGTTTAAAAGACGGCCTGAAAGACGGATTGAAGTACGGATTAAAGGACGGATTGAAAGAGGGATTGAAAAACGGAAATCAAAAATCAACCTCCTCTGTAGGGAAAAAGAAACTGAAATACGGATTGAAAAACGGGAACAAAAAAGCCCGCTAAGAAACAAAAAGAGCCGTTTCGCGACGGATATGAAAAAACCCGCAGAAATCTGCGGGTTTTATTTGGCGCGCCCAGGAGAATTCGAATCCCCAGCCTTCTGATCCGTAGAGTGTTGCGAATCTTTTGTTTTCAAAAGGTTAAAGACATCAAGCTTCGTCATAGGCGTATTATTCACAAAACCGCAAGAACACAATGTTGTTGCGATCAACTTGCGCGACAGTATCCGCCGTATCCCTTTCATAGTCAAGATAAACAGGCAGATAAATTTCGCAGAAATCACCGCTTAAAACGGTTGTGCAGCCGTTCAACAACATCAGGATCGTCAAGAGTGCCGCGAACACGGCGAACCTGATCCATCGTTTTTTTCTTTTCCTCAAAGTTTGCATTTCTTTCCGTCCTTTTTCCCAGAAAATAAGATAAAAGCCCGACCGTACCCATTAAAAGCGCGATCAGACCGGATAAGATCAAGTCGCTCATTCTGCCCCCTCTTGCGTTTTGCCGACGTCAGCAAAACGTTTGACGGCTTTCTTTTCGGAAAAGCAAACCCGTTCGGCGTATTCGGATTTTTTGCCGATGTTAAAGGCTGAAACGGGACGAAAATACCCCATGACGCGCGTCCAGATTTCGCACGGCTGCCGTTCGGCGTCGGTCAATTTGATTTCTTTTTCCATGGCGTTTTCTCCAACGTGTAAGAATTACTTACAGGTTCGCGAAAAGCGGCGAGGGTTGACCCCCGCCGTTTTCCCGTCAGTTGTCAAGTATCGCTTGACAACTCGTCCTTGTCCGCAATCCTGAACTTGTCCAGCACGTCGGCGGCTTTGGGGTTGCGGCGGCGGAACAGGGCGACGTAGGGCTTCCAGTCGATCGCCGTTCCCTCGATCACGTCGTACAGCCGCTTGACGAACGCGTCGTCTTTTTCGGTTTTGGTCAGCTTGACCGCCCAGAACGCGGCGGGCTTGACGACCGTCAGCACGGCGATAATCGTTCCCAGCAGCGACAGCGCGACGGCGACCCAAGCGATGTCCGTGTGCGCCAAAGCGAACAGCAGAATTGAATTGATGATGTTTTCCATAAGCATTTCCTTTCAAGTTGTAAAACAAAGGATATGCCTGTAATATGCCTCCGTCTGCCTTACAGCAGATTGGAAGGAGGTAAAATGCACCATTCTTTCATAGAAGCGACCGCTTACATTTTGTTGGCGATTGCAGTTTTATTGAAAGCTTACGGCAAGTAAATAAAACTTACCCCCGCAGACCTACCAAAGCACTGCGGGGGTATTCTTTGAAAATCGGTAAATGCACCAAACTTCCGATACACACATTATAAGCACAATCCCTTTCGGTTTTCAAGGGTTATTCCCTCATAAACAGCCGCATTTCGTCCAGCCGCCTGTTCAGCAGCCCGACGTTTCCCTTTTTGTTGACGAAGCACCACCGGGGGAACTGCCCCGCGGCGGCGACGAAGTCCCGCTTTACCAACAAATCGTACAGTTGGGAGTTCTCAAACGCCCCGACGCCGATGTTATAGACAAGGGAGGTCAGCGCGTCGCATTGGCTGCCCGACAGCGGCACTTTGTCCAGCAGACGCACGACGGCTTTTTCGGCTTCGACGACGTCGTCCAGCAACAGCATTTCGGCTTCCGAAAACGAAATCCCCTTGTCGAAGTTTTCGCCCGCCTTGATTAAATGTCCGTAGCCGATGGTCGCCTTTCCGCCCGCGTCCGCATAGGGCAGCAGTCGGAATCCCTCCCATTTTTTGATTAAATCGACACCCTCTTGAGAAATCATCTGCACCTCCGTTTGCTGTATAAATCATCGATGCGGTGCGTGTTGGACGCGCTGCGGTCTTCGACTTTTGTCATCCGTTCCTGCAAGTGATTGTACTTTTCCTGCCGTTCGCGCAGGTCATCGACCTTTGTTTCAAGAACCGACAGCCGCTTGTCCAAACGCATGACAAAAAACACGAACCCGCCGAACCACGCCAGCGATTGCACGACAATGTCAGTCATTGTTTTCACCTTTGACATAAGCGGCTTCCGCCGCCGTTATTTTCCCGTCAGCCAGAAAAGCGTTCACCTTTTCGACCTTGATTTTTCCGTCGGCGTACAGCCGCCGCAGGCTTTCCACAAACGTGCGCATTCAAATCACCCCCTGTTCGATCAGCGTTAAAGTGTATTCGTCGATAATCGCGCTTTCGCGCTTGCTTTCGCATTCCGACACGGCGATAAACGCCGCATATTCGGCGGGCGACATGACGGCTTCCTCGTAAGCGTAAAACACAACGGTTTGCCCGTCCGCGTCCGTCCGTTCTTTTTGAACGATGTTTCGGCGCACAAAAAAACGACCGTCGCTGATGGCTTCGGTCGTTTGCGGTCGAAAATCGCTTTCCGATTTTCTAAAAGGCATACTGATAACTCCTTCTTTTGCTTCGGAGTGAGATTGCGCGGCGGCACTCCTTGATTGACACGGCGGTCAGAAAATACCGCCTGAAAGCAGACCGCGCGTCTGCCTGTCGGAAACGTCCGGCATACGACATGATTTTGGTCGCGTCGTATCCCGTGATTTCCGGTTTTTTCCCTATGCGCCGCACGCAGCGGATTGCTTTTAAGAAAGCTTTTGAACGTAAAGCCGTCTTGCACCGATGGAACACATAGCCCGCGAACGTCACACAGCGCGGAGCGTCGCCGAACTTATGCACGGCGGGGACGTTTTTCAGCTTCAAGCACAAGCGTTTCAGAAATTCGGTTATGCTATTGCCCGTTTTCTTCAAAGCGCGCTTGTTGGGCGAAAAAAGCACCATGTCGTCCATGTAGCGGACATAGACGGGAATTTGCAGTTCCTCTTTGACGTAATGGTCAAGGGCGTTCAGCAGAATGTTCGCAAACCACGGCGACGTGTAAAACCCGATGGGGATTCCGCCTTTGAACACTGCTTTGCCGTTGTGCGTCCCGATTTGGCTCATTCCGGCGGCGGCTGACGCGTCTTCCGGCAGGACTTGGCATTTGTTTGCCCGCAGGATACGGGCGAACAGCCCCAAAACGCGGCGGTCGCGGATTGTCCGCCGCAACTCGCGAAAGATTACGGACGGGCGGGCTGTCGGAAAATACTTCTTGACGTCCAGTTTGCAGACGTATTTTGTCTTTGCCCGCGAACGCCGGACTTTCTTTTCGATGTATTTCTTGGCGAACTCCGCGCCCCGTTCGGGAACGCTTCCGCAGGAATACCGGTAGAATTTCCGCTGAAAAAGAGGGGCGCACACATTGAATATCGCGTGATGAACGACCTGTTCGCGCACGAACGCGGGACAGATGATCAGCCGCTTTTTCAGCTCCACGCCGTCGTTGATGACCTTTGCGCTGTGAAGCTCGATTGGTCGCCATTGACCCGTTTTCAGCTGTTCCGACAAATACGCGGCGATTTCCTTGCGCTTGCGCAAAGCGCGCTGAACGCTTTTCTTGTGCCGTTTGCCAAGGCTCGCTTTCAATATCGCTTTTTCGATATTGGCGGGGTCGCATATCCGGTCGAATAGGTTGTTGTACGTCTTCATGTTCTTATGACCTCACGGGCGTTGTGCTTTCGCTTACTTGTCCGTGCTCTTATCGGCGAATTTTCTTTCCTTTCGGAATGTGGAAAAGGTCGGGCATTGATTCCCGCACGGCGCGGGAATTTCTTTCTTTGCCTAAGTGAGCGAAGCGCCGATGTTCCAATTCGCATTGGTAGGTAGTTCGTTTACGGTAAACGCGAACGCGCCGCACAGCGCGCCGTTATTACAATTACCGCCGCGAAGAGAAACCCGACGGCTCCGACGTCGCCCTTCCGGTCCCGAAAGTTTTTTATAAAAAATTCACCCCGAAATCAAATTTATTTTCAAAGCCTTCGGCTTTAAACAGGGGGGAGGTAGTGTTCCCCCCTGTACCCCCCCTTTAAGAGTTTCTATAAGAGAGCGAAGCGCCGACGGACCAAATCGCAAGGGCAGGAAGTCCGTTGACGGTAAACGCGAACGCGCCGCACAGCGCGCCGTCATGACAAGAACCGCCGCGAAGCAGCATTCTTGTTCCCGTCCTTGCCGACCAATGACCGTCCGCGTAAAAGGTCGTTGAAGACCCTGCCGCCTTTGCCGCCAGGAACCCGTATTTTCCGGCGTGGACGCGCGAAATGTACGCCGCGTTGTAATCCCCCTCCGTCGTCAGTCCTGTGTTGATGTAGCCCGCTCCCGTGCGGTTGTAGCCCGTCGCGGTCGAACCGTCCGCCGTCGAACGCGTCATCTTGACGTGGTAAATGCCCTCTATCAGCAAAACGCCGTTCGGTCGCCGCCAGCGGTTGCCCCACCAGTTCTCCATGCCGAAAACCTTGACGCATTGGTTGTTGGCAGTCGAACCCCAAAACATACCCTTTTGATTGCCCGACCCCGTCGGCAGAAACGCCGCCGCGCTTGTCCCGCCGTTGATGTTGCCGTTGCCCAGCGCCGCTTGGCTGTCCGTGTTCTCGAACATCAAAACGAACAGCGCCGTGATTAAATCCTCGTCCGCCCAAACCGTCGTCGTCCAGCCCGCGCCGTTCGCTTCGGCATACGCGGCTTCTTGGTCGGCGGTCGTGCCGGACTGCGCGACGGCGTTCAGCGACAGCGAACGCATGACGTTGTCAACCAGATTACCCTCGTAAATCGGCGTGTAGAAATGCTCGGCGTAAGTGCCGTCCGATTTGAGCGTCGAAAAACACTCGAACCCGCTGTCCTGCTTGACGTTGGAAAAGAAAACGTAAATGCGGTTTCTGTCGCGGTACTTCTTCATAAAGACCGTGTTCCATTCCATCATCGCGTTGCCGTCAAAGGCGGAGTTCGCAACGTCCGACGCCGTCCCGTCCGCCTTTTTTCCGTAATCGTTCGGGTCAAGGTAATACGCGACTTCTCCGTTGCGTTTCAGCATGCACGGACGCGGCAAAAACGGCGCGTTCCGCCAATCGCCCCATTCAAAGCGGTTGTTCTCGAAATCCATATAGGCGCGTTCGTAAAAATAATTGTCGCACCCTTCGATTTTGTGAACGCGCGTCGATGTAACGGGTGCGGCTTCGTCAATGTAATAGCCGTACACCCACACGCCGAAACAGTTGCGCTTGTCCAAACAATAAACGCCGTTGACGCTGCGCGGAAACGCCCGATACTTCCACGCCGCCGCGTTTTCCTGCGTATCCGTCAGCGCGTCGTCCAAATGGCTGTCGCGGTCGGCAACCGTCGCCACAATCACGCCGTCGTCAATGTCTTCGGGATACGCGCCTTGTTTCTTGACAATGACCGTCGCGTTCCACGACGCGATGACGTAGCCGTCGATGATGGTGTCCCGCGGATCTTTCCACCACAGACGAACCGTCCGCCCGTCCGCGTCAATGCTGATTCTTTTCTGCTCGATAATGCTCATGGGGATTCCTTCGCTCCTTACCCGTTCGGCGTATGCCGCCGCTTTCAATTCCGATTGTTTGGCTTCCGTCTGACTGGCGGCGCTCTGCTGCTGACTGACCAAAGCCGCCGATGCCGATGCGTTCGCCGCCGCCGCTTGGTTCGGCGCGTCCTTAATCGCCGCTATCTCCGCCGCGCATAAAACAACGTCGTTCACCGCGTCAGATACGGTCTGAACCTGCGGCAACTTTCCGTACACCGCAACCAGTTCCGCCAGCTTCCCGTGCAACGCCAGCAACTCCGCTTCCGCCCCCGCTACCGTGTTAATCGCCGCGATGTCGTTCGACAGCGTGACCAAATGATCTTTGATTTCATAAAGAGATTCCACTTTGTCAATCAGCTCGGACGGCTGGGATTCCGAAAACACGTCGATTTTGACGGCGCGGTCGATTTCCTCCGCCAGTTGTTGAATCTGCATTGTCAGCTTGTCCAAAGCTTGCTCGTGCAGTTCAGCGGGGAACGTCCCTGCTTCTTGGTAATCGGTCAGCTGCGTCAGTTCGACGACGCGCATGATTGTTATTTTCGTGCCGTTCAGAGGCATTTCCGCCAAAACGACCGTTCCGCCGTTCGGATATCCGGTTTCCGACTGCTTGTCGGCGGCTGAACCGTTGACCGAATAATCAATATCCTGTTTCAGCAACTCTTTCGGCGCTTCGCCGATTTTGCGATAAACGACCAAATCCTTTTTTCGGATAAAATAAAACGGAACCTCAAAATTTTTGCTGGTTCCGTTTGCCGTGTATTCCACTTTGCTTTTTTGGTTTGAAACTGTCATACGACCTCCATTGTCACATATAACGCCTGTATAGTCATGGGCAGCGGCATATCCTGCACGACGCGAACCGTCGCGTCCTTGCTCCAATGTCCGCCCGTTGAAATCTGCTTTATCCCAGAAAACAGGGGAACGGGCGCGTTCATCTTTTGCGTTCCCGTGTAGTATTGAATTGTGTTCAGCCCGACCGCTTCAACGCCTGCCTTGCCGCCCAGCGTGTCCAGCAGCATAACTTCGATGTTTGAAATATGCTTGAACGTCCGTTCCTTGTTGACCGAAGGAATAAGGCTTGACGGCTCAACGACGGATTCATACCCGATTCCGACAATGACGTGCTTTGCGGCGGATTGCAGATTGACGGATCCGTTTGAAACGACTTGCGACGGCTGAACGCCGCCGTCCGCCAGAATATCGACCGTCTGACCTTCAAGGTGTCCCAGCCCGTCAATGACTGTTTGTGGCGATTCCTTGTCGATAACGACCGCGCAATCGACGAATACGCTGTTTGTCGGCGAACTGTCGCCGTCGGGCAAACCGTCGGACAGGGTTTCCAAATACGTTTTTTTAATGCCGTTGACGTTTCGCTCGACGGCAAGAAACAGACTGTCCCGTTCTTGGTCGATGTTCGGCAGGGAACAGAGCGACACGACCTTTCCCGACACGTTCGCGTCGAACCACGCGACGACGTTTTCGCGAATGGACAGCGTGCAACCGATAAGGCTTCCGTCTTTCTTGCACGCCCACAAAATCGGCGTTTTCTTGGCGCAAAAGGCGGTTTCCTTGATTTTTCCGCGGGTAATGTCGGGATTGAACTTTGTCAAATCGCTTTTTTCGTAGGTTTCGTACACCTGCGAATAGCGCAGAAAGTAAATGCTGCGGCGGAAAGTGTCCGTAAAGACGATACCGTCGTCCGTCAGTTCGGGCTTTAAAGAACACGTCCCGACATCAAACGCTTTGACGGCTTTTTTGTTGGACGGCGTGACCGCCAGCCCCAAAGTGCTGGACGTGATTCCGTACTCGAACGACAGCGTTCCGACCGTCAGCATATCCGCGCTGACCAGCCAATAAATGTC